TACTAGAAGCTTCGTTGATATAAAAATTAATCTTTGCTTCTGCTTGTCCCTGAAGTCCTGTCAAAATGTATCTGTAATCAGAGATACTTTTCTGAGCGTTTTCAATTAATTGAATTATTCTTTGAATTTCTTTTTGAATTTTACCTAAGGGAAGTTTCTCACATTCTTCTGTTTGTGGTAATGTAGTTGACAATTCACCAATTCTACGAGCAGCATCATCAGCCAGAGAACTGATGGTTGTAGTGGAATGTGCAGATTCTTGTGCATAAGGATTAATAACAGAACCCGGATTTTGAACATTTTGAGCAACAAGACCTTCATCGGGGGTTTTTTTCACACCACTAGTAGATCTAGTTTCGTCTACTAAGTAACCACTAAATGGAATAAAACGACAAGGTGGAATATTTTTCATTACCGCTTGGTAATCATTATTCCCTAGACAACCCATAATAATGGGTTGTTGAGCATCTTCACCATCTAGGAAAAATCCAAATACAAAATCACCTTGTGCTAAGTTAGCTGATTGAGAAGAATCTCTATTACCACTTCCAGCAGTAGGTGGATACATCACATGAGCCCATGGAAGAACTTCATCAGGAAGTCCATCACCTGGACATGCAGTATGATGTCCCATAATACGGACACGATATCTTTCAGCAAATCCTCTCTGAGCCGCATTACTTGGACTAGGAATTCCTGGTAAATTATTTTTCCAAGTTTCTTCTGGAGCAATCTGCCCTATCCACCAATAGAAACCATCTCTACCGACAAAGTGTCTTTTAAATAATCCTTGTTCTATCATGAAATTCTACGGTTGAGTCCAGTTTTTTTATCAAATGAATCTCTGACTAAAGTAAGAGATGTGAAAGTGTCTCTTGGTGTGAGTTTATGACACACACTAGATATCATATATATACCTCTTGTCTCTTCCTCTTCTGTGGTTTGAGACAGTTTTGGGAAATCACATTCAACTAATTGTCCAGCCCTTAAACTAAAATCACCAGGAATTGTAATATCAATCTTAACCGTAAACAGTTCATTATATCTCATAACTCCCTGAACCATCCTATTAGCAGCATCATAGTTTGGTTTATATGGATCTTGTTTCCAATAATCAAGTTGTTCATCACCAACTTTATCTGGATGAGTTCCAACATCTAACACATGAGACATTAATCTAGATGGTGATTCTCTAAGTTTTTCATCAACAATCAAACCAACAAACTTAGGACCAGCTGGATTAATACCACTCTCTTGCCAATCAACATTGTATTCTCTTACAATGTAGTTCATTGCCCAAAAATCAAAGAAAATTGATCTATTATGATACATTCCAAGTGATAAGTTATTATGAATATCAACATCACTGTCAACTGTCACTTGCATAATATTGTCATCATATCCTTCTGGAATTTTTTCAACATCATGATAGATGTATTTTTTCACCGGAGTTTGGTCAAATAATAAATCAATTGACTTAAAACAAAATTCATCATGAGTTTGATAAAACAAATATCCAGCTGCTTTATTTCCTTCTCCTTCTGGTGGTGCAGAATTTGTTCCCTCACCATCACCACCACCTGTATTAGTCAAAGGTGGAACAGATTTTTGTGCTAACCAAGTACAAGTATAAAATGGTTTTCTATCATTACCTATAAAGTTATAATCAGCATTATGACCAGTTCCTATTGTCTCATCAATATTGAGAGGCATTGATGTTCTCAGAACATTTCTCAAAATATCTTCAACATGAAGATTGATTTTTCCTTCATATCGTTTTATCACTCTTGTAAGGTGATTAGAAACCGCATCTTTCGAGAAAAAGTCAAGTTGAAAAAGTTCTTTTTGACTATCAACAGCGTTATCTCTTACTCTGTTAATATAAATTTCACCAGGATTGAAGTTAAGAACATTTCCTTGTGCGTCTTCTACTTCGATTAAACATCTTTCACCACCTCTCATTGGAAGGGCATCAATGACACCAGCTTCCGATATCATCTCATTAAGTTCCCTACTACTACCTTTAAATCCAGTATCCATTATAACTGCATTTGCTGTGTAGTTATTTGAAAGAATACTTTCATAATAACTGAATTCAGCAACTCCAGAACTTACATCTACAGATCCTTCACCAAGGTTTGAAAAAATTTCAAACCTTCTGATATCACCTGGATTAGCCGCTGTTACTGGTCTACCGTTTGTCATTATCCTTGTTTATATAAGAAACCTAAGAGTTGTACTCTCCACCAATTATTTACCATAGTTTCTGGAGACATTCCTGGAGTGATTAAAGGAACTTGTTCACCACCACCGCCAATAATAACTGGTGAACCTCCACCACCAACAGGAATTGGGACAACTACATTTTCTTCTCCACCATTTTCATATTCTGCATATTGTTCCAGAACTTGAGTATTTTGTGATGTTACTCCTGGTGTTACTTGTGCTGGTGGTACTTGTGCTGGTGGTACTTGTGATGCTCCTCCAGGTGTCTGACCAGTTGGTGGGGAACTACTCAAGATCAAGTGACCAACATATGGTGAAGGATTTCCCATTCCACCATATGTTGTACCATCTTTCTTATTATCAACCTCAAAGTGTAAATGTGGTCCAGTAGAACTACCTCTACCTCTATCACCAAGTGCTCCACCAGTTTGACCAAGAGGAACACCAGCAGGTATCCTTTGTCCTTTTCTTACAAGTATTTTATTTAAGTGTGCAAGTCTAAATTGTAATCCAAGAGATGGTGCCCATGCATCAACAACATTTCCGTAACCATTTCCTGGTGTTCTTCCATGCAATCCTGCAAACACAATTTCAACTTCAACATCCAAAGCAACATATGTTCCCACTGGTGTTCCGATGTCAATACCCTTGTGGTCTGGTCTGCGTGCAGATCTATATGGAGATGTTACTGGGAAACCACTGATCAAATCATCATAATTTGTTCCAGTCGTAGATCCTTTCTTTTTTATAATGCCAGGTAAATTTTGACCTGTACTTCCAAGTTGTGCTTGTTGTGGTGTAAGTTGTGATTGGATTTGTTGTGCTTGTGTACTACCAGCACCTGCAAACATATTCAAAAGATTTGTTGGTCCTTGAGTACCTTGAGTACCTTGAGTAGGATTAGGTGAAGATGTTGAAGATGGTGTTAATAGTGTTTGTTGAGTTGTGGAGGATTGTGAACCAAAAGCCTTTCTCAACGCCTTAGTGAATTTAGTGCCCGAAGTTCCAAATCCATCACGAGTTGGATCCTTCGTCATGTTACTGTCTAACCAGTTTGCTGCATTAGCCCAACCTTGATTGTGAGCAAATCCTAGATACGTAAGTCTTTCAATTCCACCTGATTTTTTATATCGATCCGATCCTCTTGATCCTGAAAGGTAACCATCGTTTGCTGCAGTATAAGCCAGAATCATATCCTCTTGGAGTTGAGGATTGTTTCTGAATTCTGATCTTGATGGTAGTGGTATATTTAAAATTCTTACAGCATCTTTCTTTGCCAATTCACCCATCTGATAACGACCATCGTACCTATTTCCACTTCCACCAATTGCTTTATAGGAGTCCTCTAAACTGAAACCAGAGGTTTCAATTGAAGCAAGTGTATCCTTATAAATCTTCCATTGTTGTGGAGTAATACGTAATTTACTGTATAGATTACTTGCTTTGGATGAAGGTATCAATGTTGAATTATAACCTTGAGGGGAGCTCCCAGAAGATGTTGGTCCTGATGGTGTTACATTACCTTGACCTTTAATTTTATTATAACTCTCGGGAGATTGCCACCCATAATTATCACCTGCCCAAATTACAGGTTTTCCATTTAAAATATACTTAGTTCCTACTTTAGGTTTTTTGCCTTCATCCTTTTTGTCATCCTTTTTGTCAACTTCACCCGGTTTCATAGGATCATCACTGAAAAATGCCTTTGGAATATTCGTCACGGCACTGACTATAATTTTTGCCAAATTAGGTTCTAATATTTCTTTTCCAAAGAAATTTATTTTTGGAAGACCTTCATATAATCTTTCAAATCCTTTTTTAGCCCAATTCTTTACCATTTCAGCATACTTAGCACCTTCAGTTAAGGCCTTAATCATATCCCCCTTTATTTTTTTACCAACTTCGTTAATGCCACCACCTTTAACTCCAATATAGAGAAGTTCACCTAGATATTTGCCAATAATTTCACCAACAATTCCACCAAGAATTGCTCCAAATCCAACAGTAGCACCACCAACTAAAGCAGCACCAATACCACCACCAACTGCAGAACCACCCGATGTGAATAATGACTTATCAAGGTTTAGATCTGGTTTACCATCACCATTAGCATCTTCAAAATACGTTTCAAGACCAACGAGTAATGGTCCAATGAGAGGTATTCTACCCAGAACTCTTCTGCCAAACTTGAAAGCAGGACTAACAGCACCAACAACTTTTGATACTCCTCTTAAAGTTTCTCTTCCACCTCTTCCAATAACCCTTGTTGCAAGACGACCAGGAACATTTTTAAGACCTCTAGATGTTAAAGAACTTCCTTTAATACCTCCAGCAAGATTTCCTGCTTTTGGAACAGTTGGTTGAACAAGTTTTTCCATCATACGTGCTTTACGTGCTTGTTCTAATTGAAATCCACCAGCACGAGCTTGTCCAGGAGCACGATATCTATCAGGAGATCTATAACCAGATTTACTATCTCCTAAAGTACGTCCAAGATCACCAACTCTACTTACTCCAGGTTTTGAAAGAGTTCTTGAAATTTGAGAATCTAATTTTCTTAATTTCTCTAATTCCTTCAAACGTTTTCTGGCATTTTTTACATCATCCGTTCTTGTATCAATTCCGCTAAGTCTTGCTGCAGCTGATGCAAGTTTTTTAGCCTTATCGACAATTCCTTTAAAAAAAGTAAATATTTTTCCTTTACCACCGAGTAATCCTTTAAAACCTTTTACTAAAGAACCACCAATTCCCTTTACAGCTTTTGTTGCAACACCAACAACAGATTTAAATAAATTTGGAATTGCTTTAAATCCCTTACCAATAGCACTTAATAAAGAACCAAGAGCGGCTTTAGCTAATCTAAATCCATAAAATAAATTTCGAACATTTCCAAGTCCTTCAGATAATGATTTAAATAATCCTTTTGGTTTTCCATTTTCATCAACATTACCTTTTAAGAAAGATATTAATCTTAAAAGACCAGCTCCAAGAAAGAAATTTAAGAGAGCATCAAAAATATTAAATTGTTTTGCCTTTGATACAGCTCCACGAACAATCCCACTACCTGGTTTTTCTGTTTCTTGTTCTTCTTCTCTTTTCCTTTTCTTTTCCTTTTCTAATTTTTTTCTTCTCTTCTCTTCTGTTTTCTTCTTTTGATTATATTGTGATAATACAAGTGAATTAAGTGTCGAAGTCAGATTTACAATGTTATTGAGTTGTTTCTCAATAACATCAGTTCTTGATTCAGTTTTTGATACTTTTGATTTTGTTGGAGTATCTACAATATCTGGTTTTTCATCTATCTTTTTGATAGGAACCAGAGCAGATGATATTGGTCTTACTTCAGTTTTTGAGGCACCCTCTTTCACAATGGCACTAGATTTCTTCTTAGATTTCCCTCTTATAAAATCTTTTGCTTTACTCTTTACAGCACCTTTTACAGCGTTTTTAGCCGTTGACTTTACAATACTGGAAGTAGCCGCTCTGAGAAGAAGTGGTAACACCATGATTAATTACCTACTATGTTGTATATTGCTTTAACGACGATAAGTTCAGGATTGTTTACATCTGTAGAACTAAATGATGGTGATTGTTTTTGATTAGCCCCAGAACCACTAAGAATTGGACCTTTTTGTGAACCTCCACCAGTAGAAGGAATAGGAAGTGGAATTACTCTACTTCTACTACTAGGTGGTTTAATACTCCTACTTGGTGGTGTTTGTGGAGTAACTTCTATCGGTGTAGGAGTTGGGGGTGGTGCTGGTCTTACTTGTGGTGCTTGAGGTGTTGTTAATATCCTCTCTGTCAGTTCTTTAGGTGTTAGGAAACCATCTGGTGTCCACATACCAGCACCAGGTTTAGCTTTAGGAGTAGTAGATTTAGGTGCTGGTTTAGGAGTAGTAGATTTAGGTGCTGGTTTAGGAGTAGTAGATTTAGGTGCTGGTTTAGGAGTAGTAGATTTAGGTGCTGGTTTAGGATCAGCTCCTACACCTTTTGCGATAGCATCAGCAATATCTTTAGCAAAGTTAGTGAACTCTGGTGTGGATGTAAAATCATTTCCGTATTTCTTTCTCCAATACTCCATGACACCTAACTCAATAAGAGTTGCGGGTGTTTTGCCAGACAGATTGACAGTAAGATTACCTTGACTATTTTTTTTAAATCCGCCAAGATCAGGATTTTTTGACTGGAAGGATTTCAATACATCGGCAATAGGATCAGCCAAAGCAGCATCACCACTATCACCCTTACCAGTGATAGTCATGAACCCTGTTCCAACTTGCTTACCATACGTGGGACTGTTGGGGTTATAGTCAATACCAGCATCGAAGTGGATAGGTAGGATGTTGACACCCTTCGATGCCATACTTCTGATATATCTGTCATAAGTTTGATAGTCACCTGCCATCTCTGGTGTATAAATTTTTGTTCTTACTCCAAGCTCTTCTAGTCTCTGTTTAATAATACGAACAGCAGGGTCCTGACCTTTCCTCTCCTCACCCATCGCACCAGTCTGGTTAGACGCTACAAAGGTATTACCGTTAGGTGTGTCAGGAATGCTTTTAGCCTTTTTAGTGTGGTCTAGTGGAATGAGGACATCAAATGGAGCACCAGCAACTATACCACCATCCTTATATCCAGGAATACCGACATTTCCCATACGAGGTATATTAGTTCCTCCAGCTTCTTTATTCATAGAAAGAAGAGTATCAGCACCATAGGCATCAACTGCCTTTTTACTCATTACAATCTCACCAGGTTGTGCCGCAATGAGTTGAGTATCAGGGCCCATTCCAGTAATAGTGATACCAGAATCCTTATTTACATCTCCACCACCTTGATAAGAAATATTTTGAATATTAATTACTTCACCACCACCAGTCAATTGTTGAGCTGGTTGGCTACTAGATGGTTGTGGTTGAGATGATTGGCTACTAGATTGTTGAGGATTTTTAGCATTAGGCCCAGTTTCTGGATTTGGATCTGGTATTCTTGGAAGAATTGTATCCGGGATTTCTACAGGATCAATGGGAGTAAAAATATTGTCATCAGGTTGTTGACCAAAAAGACCACGAATAGAATTGAGAGTATCTTCAATGCTTTGTCCTATACCATTGATTTGTGATATTACAAAATTAGTAGCATCATAAAAGGGAGATATTATTTTTTTAATCTGATCCTCTATACCTTTTATAATTCCATTTGCCCAATCAACTATTCTATCAAGATATCCCATTGGATCCTTGAGAATATCAATCAATCGTAAGAGACCAGAACCAAGAAGAAAAGAACTAAGAATTTCTATAATTCTTTCAACGAATCCTTTTACAGGTTTTGTAATTTTGTCAAGAGTTTTTGCAAACTTATTTTCTTTTGGTGTTTCCGATTTTTCTTCTCTTACTCTCTTTTTAGTTTTTTCAGCAGCAATTCTTTCTTTTTTCTCTTGTTTGGATTCAAGTTCAACTTGTTTTTCTATAGTGGAAATGATTCCTTCTAAATTCTTTTCTACTTTTGATAAGGCAGGGACGAGAGATCTTTCTACAAATGTCTTTAGATCTTCAATTGAATCTGTTTGTTTCTTATCTTCTTCTTTCTGTTCTTCCTGTTCCTTTTCTTCCTTTTTCAAGTTGACACCAGGAAGAAGAGGAGTTACTTGAGCCTTTTGTGGTTTTGTTTCTGCCTTTTGTAGTTCTTCAGTAAAAGATTCTACAGATATTTTCTTCTTTCTAATCTTAAATCTACCAGTTTCTGACTTAACTCTCTTATATTCATTGGTGAGAAGTTCTACTTCTTCTGTTGGCATTTGACTATCAGTCATCCTACCAGCAACCATCTTCTCTTTGAGAAGAGTTTTATAAGTTCCGTAGTCAATACCTACTGCATCATCTAAACCAAGAATATTTAATATTCTCTCGTCTATTTCTTCATCAACTAATTCTTCATCTCTTGTTGGTTCATATGCAACAAGAGCACCTGATTTATCTTCTGGTTTATCTTCTACTTTTTCTTTGACTTCTTGTATACTCTTGAGAAGATCATCAAGACCTTCTGGAATGGTTTCTTCTGGAGATTCGGTTACAACACTTTCTTCACTCTCCGCAATAAATGCATCAGCCATTTCGGAAAGATCATTAGTTCTTCCTTGTGAAATGGCATTATCAATCGTACTCTGTTCAGATTCACTTAAAGAGTTGTAATACTTTGAGAGCAAATTTATTTGCTCATCAGACAATTTACTGGCACGTTCTTTACCAAGTTTAAACTCGTAAGCTTTTCGTAAATTACGTCGTGCCATTTCGTTGTTTTTGTTTCAGTTCTTCTTCCTCAAGATGCTGTTGAAGTAATATAACATAGATGTCACGTTCCCATGGCATCATATTTTCAATCTCAGTCAATGAATATTTATGGTACTGCATCAGAGCAAAATTTAATCTGAAGTAGTTCTCAAGATCCATATGGATCAATCCTATGCGAAAAAACTGGATAATCCCTCCAGAACGACACTACTCTTCACTTTTGTTTTTGGATTCACAACATTCAAAGTATGTGAAAGTTTAGGCATCGTCTCAAAAAACTTCTCAATCTGTTTGAACTGAAGAGAATTCATCTGTTCTAAGAATTCAATAACTTCTTTCTTTGAAACATCAGAAGTAGACCAAACCTCATCTTCACTATAAATCTTATCAATACAAGTAGAAATCAATTCAAATGATTGATCAATATTATTTCTTTGGTCAAAATCAAAATTATTCTTGATAAATTGATCGAGAGAAGGATACTTCATCTCCATCATTAAATTATCATCAAGTTTGATTTGTTTGTTATGATCTTCGTGTTCTACAACTTTAATATCATTGAGAGCGATAGTTACAGAAATTTGTGTCTCACCATCATCTGGTGCAATAATATTAACCTCAACTTCTTCACCAACTGATTTACCGCGAATATTCAAGAACAAATATTCAATATCAAATGTAGGAAGTGTTTCTACTTTAATTCCTCTTGTCTGAATACAATTCTTAATAACAGATTTAATTGCTGTCGTAATTTCTTTTGTATCCTCACTTTCCAATGCAAGAACCAGGAGTTTTTCTTCCTTAACTAAAAATGGTCTATATTTAATCGTATCTTTTGTAGAAGGCAATTCCAACTCATATGTTGGTGCAGCAATTTTTGGTAATGGCATGATGTCTTGATAACGAGTTCAGTTGTTTTATTTATGTCAAGTCCCCAGGCTCTGCACTATCTGGGAAGAAAGTAACAGAAGATCCATTTGTTGTTTCCCGAACAGCAATATCTCCATTTCGTAGTAAAAATTCTGTTCTAGTTTGATTTGGACCTATTTGAGATTGTCCAACTATTTGTGCACCAGTAAGTGCATTAAAACCTCCACCTTTTCTCTGTTTCACATAACGAATATATGACATAGAAACTGTACATCTTAGTGTGTCACTTGGTGCATATGAAACTGGAGTTGCAATCATATTCAGTGGAAATGCTCTTACAAATTCATATTCTAAGTATCTTCTACTATTGTATCCTGGTCGATCTAAATCCTTCTCAAACTTACTAATAAAAACATTACTCTGATATCCAGTTCCACCAAGAGGATAATTCATTCTATGGTGAGCGTATTGACCTCTAAATTCATCCAATGGATTAACATTAGCAATATAATCCATCCAACCATCAAACATTTCAATAACACCATAATCTCTACCAACATAGAAGGTAAAATCAGTGGTCGAATCATATAACCTCCTATATGCCATTTTCTCACTCACACCATGATAGTCATTTTCTTGTGAATGAGTTGAAAATGAACTTCCAGGTAAAGAAGCTGATTCACATCTTAATTCAACATCTTCACCCTGACCAGAATAATTAAATCCCCTACTGTTCAAAAAACCCCTAACAGAAGGAGGTGGTGTCAGTCTTACCTGATAAACAGATGTCTGAGCATTATGTAATAATCTACTTTTTATCTGAGAAGCTGAAAATTTATTTGGCCTTGGTCCTGCCATCTATAAATACTCTTATTGATATTACTATGTATATGAAATGCCGAAAGATAGTAAATGGCATCAAGGAAAATTTCACCCACAGAATCCAAACAAATATCTAGGAGATCCTAATAATATTGTTTATAGGAGTTCTTGGGAGTTACATTTTCTTCAATGGTGTGATAGAAATGATAATGTTTTAGAATATGCTAGTGAGGAATTCTCAATTCCCTATGTTTCACCAGTAGACAATAGAGTTCATAGATACTATCCTGATGGTTTCGTTAAGGTTAAACATTCAAATGGTGAGATAAAGAAATATATTGTTGAGATTAAACCTCTGAGACAAACTCTAGAACCAAAAAAACCTTCTAGAGTGACCAAAACTTATATCAATGAAGTGAAAACATATGCTGTAAATCAAGCTAAGTGGAAATATGCTCGAGAGTTTGCAGAAGATAACTCTTTAGAGTTCAAAGTTCTTACAGAAAACGATTTAGGTATCAAACCTTATGGACAAAGAACAAGAAGAGTATCTAAGAAACGAAACAGATAGGACAGAGAAATTAATAGACATATTATCAGAAACAACAGACCCTGATGATATGATGCTTACGATCATAGAAACTCTGACAGATACTGTTGTTGTCCCTGATGTTGGTAGATATTATACATTCATATATAAACCCATCACTCCAAGAATAAAATATGATGAACATCCATTAATCGCTTGTGTTGGTCTTTTTAGATGGGGATTTAGAGGAATAAATTATCACTGGGGAGACTATAGAAATTATAGATGGACGGAAGTCATTGGAAATCTTCATGTAGTTTATCCTATGGAATTGGAAGATTTAAGGTCAATTCCATATCAAAAGTTCGAGATAAATAACTAAACTAGACCAGTTTTATGCATATCAAATGGCAGAAGTAAAACAAATAACTACATGGAATGGTCTGAGAGTCGAAATTGGAACTGATCCAGCCACAGGAAATACAACTTGGAGAGATCCAACATCAGGTACAGTGTGGGCAACTTCCGCTGGATCAAATAATCCTGCAAGAAATTGGGATGCTTCAGCAAATCTAACTGCCTTTACAAATGCTTATAATTCGAGACCAGGTGCAACAAATCAATTAACAGAGGACGAATTTTTACGACAATTTGCCTTCGGAAATACTCCAGGTGCTACAGATATTGGACTTGGTAATTCTGGAACTGCTCTCGGTAATAAAGTAAGAGCTCAAATTCTTAACAATGATGCTAATTATGATGGTGATGCAGAAAATAAAAGACAATCTCACTTTAATAGTGGTATTCCTGGAGTAACAAATCCAACCACAGGGCAAGTTATTAATAGTGGAGGAACACCAGTTGCAGATCCCAATATAGGAGGACTTTTCCAAACATTAGAAAATGGCTCTCCGTTTGATTTAAATCAAAACTTTTTCGATCAAAGTGGAGATATAGGATCTCCTTTTACTGTTCCAGATAGTACTTTTTTTGGAGATGGTTCAGAGTTTGATTTAAATCAAAACTTTTTTGATCAAGGTGGGGCTGGGGGAGCTCCTGCAAGTAGTGGTGGTGGAGGTCGTTTAAGTTATCCATTAAATGATCCTGTTGGTTTAGATTATATAAAGATTGACATTATTCAATACATACCTTCTCTTAGTACAGGAGGTGGGCAAGGAAGGTATCGAAATTCACAAAGTCAAGGAACTATCTTCTTACCAATGCAACCAGCTTTAAGTGAAACAACTTCTATTGATTGGGGTGCTGACACCTTAAATGAATTACAAAGAACACTCGTTGATGTTGTTGGGGGTGCATTGGGAGCTGCAGGACAATCACAAGGTATTAAACAGGCATATCAAACTATGATTGATACCTTTAAAAGAGCCGGACAAGATGTTTCGGGATATTTGAATGAACAAAATCTAGAAGATTTTGTAAAAGCCTATTTTGCTGGAAAAATAGTCGGTACTAATGTAACGGGAAGATCTACTGGACAGGTCATTAATCCCAATCTTGAGTTGTTATTTAATGGCCCTCGACTTAGACAATTTAAATTCAACTTTAAACTTACTCCTAGAGAACCAGCAGAAGCTCAAGTAATTCGTGATATTATCTTAACACTTAAAAGAGCTTCAGCACCAAAGAAAACTGAAGGGAAACTTTTCTTGAAATTTCCAGATATATTTAAATTAGAATATGTTTATCAAGGAAGTGGGCAACATCCATTCATGCATAAATTTAAACCGTGTGCATTGACAAATCTCACTGTTGACTACACACCTGATGGTTCTTATATGACTTATAAAGATGTTCCTTCTATGACAGCATATAATTTATCACTAAGTTTTGGTGAAATCGAACCAATCTATGAAAACGATCAAACGTCCGGTATGGGGTACTAAAAATGGCTAAACCTTTTTTCAGATATGTTCCAGATTTTGATTACGTTAGCCGTCTTCAGGGAGCTAAACGTATTGGAGATTATGTCAGAGTCAAAAATCTTTTCAAGAGACTTCAAGTAAGACCAGACATCTTTAATG